CTCAAGTTTCGGTTGTTTCCAACTCTTCTTATTACATGATGTTCGTAACTTGAACTTTTCTGTAGTAAGTGTTTGTATTGGCGTTAAGAGCACCAAGAGCAGCAGTTGTACCTTCTGCAAATGGGTTAGCAGTAAGACCGTAACGTGTCTTAAATCCAATTTTTGGCTGGAATGTGTTCTCACCAACCGCACGAACCATCTGTAGTGGAACGTATGGGCAGTAGAAGATACCAGCGTCATAAGGTGATGTACCCTTATAACCAACAACGTAGAACTGCTTGTCAGCAGAGTTCGCTGAATATGGATCGATGTACACTTTGTAACGTCCGTTAAGAACACCAGCAAATGTGTTACCAGCATCGTCAACATTCAAGTTGTTGTTAAGAGCAGGGGTGTAGTCAAGAACACCAGCCATCTGAAGAGCAGACGCAACGTCAGACGAACAGATGATTGTGTTACCTTTACCACGGCGTGTTTCTTGTGCAATTGCATTCGCATCACGCTCTACTTGGAACATAAGTCCTTTGAACTTCTCAACTGACCAACGGCCGTTTGAGTCAACATCCATGTCGAAGATACCAGCGTTTGCAGTATCTACAGCAGCACCCTTCTTAGAAGTAACGTAGATTGTACGAATAATTTCACGGTTGATTTCTGCAAGAATTTCAGCAGAAAGGATGTTTGCAAGTTCTGTCTCAGCGTCCAAACCATGAATGGCTTTAAGATCCTGAGCAAGTTCCATTGTGTACTCAGCTTTCAGAGCACGAGACTTTGCAGTAACAGTCTGCTTCTCAATTGAGAATGCCATTTCTGCGAAAGAGTTAGAAGCAGAGTCACCCAATGCTTCTGCTGCAGCAGTTGTCAAACCAGTACCGTTTGTGTATGTGCCTGGAGCAGCATCGTTAAGTACGGCAGGGTTAGTACCAGCTTGTGTGCCTGTACCAGAGAAGTCAGTGTCAGCTTCGTTGAACATTGACTCTGTGCCTGTCTGCGAAGAGTAACGTGAGCGCATTGCGAAGATCAACCCTGTTGGGCCTGTCATTGGCTGAACACCAGCGACATCGTATGCGATCAAGTTTGGCATTGCACGGCGTACAAGTGAAATTAGGATTGGATCCCAATTGTCAACTGAAGCACCAGTTGCGTTTGTTGGAGCTGCTTCACCGAGGAATCCACGATCCTCACGAAGAGCCTTTTCTTGGTTTTCTAGGATAACTGTGGTTACAGCCTTACGATAAGAGTCTCTGATCTCTGGAAGATCGTTATGCTCTAGGACTGGCTGCCACTTTTCCTGTAGATGTTCTGTTTGGAACATTTTGTTTCTCCTTATTGAGTTTTCTAATAATATTTATAAAAACCTTAGTTTTTAGCTCGCTTTACATTTTTGCTGATGGCAGCCATGTAAGCGGCCATTGCACCAGTTGTATCGAAGGCCTCTGAACCATCAGTTTCAGAGTCTACAGATTCAGCGATAGTGGTTGCCTTTGGAAAATAACTTTCCTTAAGCTGATCGAGTTTTGCTTTGAAGGAATCTTCATCTGCAAAATCAACCTCTTCTGCAAGAGACTTAAACTTCTCAACTTCCGTATCGGCAAGGTCAGAAGCAACTTCTGCAAAAACACTCTCACGAACAAGAACGTCATGTGACTTTTTAAGATCAGCAGTCTTTTCAATTTGTTCATTGAGTTTAGCTTCAAGTTCATCAATCTTATCAGACTGACTTCCTAGAATGTCGTACTTTTCATCTGGAACATCAATGTAATGCTCTTCAAACAGAGACTTGAGTCCAGAAATAAAGTCCTCAGCGATTTCGCCTTTGAGACCACGCTCAATTGCGATTTCGTTTTCTTTCATCCACTCTTCTACAACGTAGTTCATGTATGCGTCAACCTTTTCAGTCAACTCATCACGAATTGTGTTGATTTCTTCAGCAACTTCTTGAGTTTTTTCCAACTCAATACGAGCAACTTCAGAACGAAGTTTAGATTTAACGGCAGCTTCAAAAATTGTAGCAGCCTTGTCTTTGAATTCCTCAGACAGTTCTTCACCTTCTGTAAGTGCAGAAACATCTTCAGATACATCTACAGATGCAAGACGATCTTCAAGAGTGGACTCGTCCATCTCTTCTTCTTCATCGTCACTCATCATGCTCTCATATGCAGCTTTCAAATCAACCGCTTTCATGCCTGCAAGTTTTTCTTGCATTGCAGTAATCATTGATTCTTTAGTCATACGAGCTTCTTC